ATTTTGGGACCTTGCAGCCACAGAACCAAGTTACTCAAACCCAAATCCCGACTACACGGTTGGCACGTTGATGCTCTTTGACCAAGGAATATCGTATGTTCTTGATGTTAAACGGGCTCGTGTGAAAAACGAAAAAGTGGAACAGCTAATCGCTCAAACAGCTTACGAAGATGGACATACTGTATCAATCCGGATGGAGCAGGAACCTGGCTCCTCTGGAAAAGCCCTTGTTGACCAATATGCAAGATATGTTGTTCCAGGCTATGACTTTATGGGAATTCGCTCAACTGGCGATAAATTGACACGCGCTAGACCTTTTTCCGCCGCGGTGGCTAACGGCAATGTGCGGGTAATTCGAAATGCATGGCTCACAGACTGGCTGGATGAATTCTCCTCATTCCCTGAAGCTGGAGACCATGATGACCAAGTTGACTCTGCCGTAGGTGCATTTACATATTTAGCTGGCTTGGGGTTGCCTCAGAGAAAGCCAATGGCTATAATCATCTGACACCTAAGCAATACTAACTAATTGGAGGGATATGAGTACTGGTAATCAAGCATGGGATGATTCAGTTTCGTCAATGCGCAGAGCAATCATGGAGCTGGAGAATGCGTTCAAGGAGAACTTCTCCGCCGCCGATGTACAAACAGTCTGCGAGGCTATTTCTGATGTTCACCTGATTAAGGGCGACATTTCTGCAGCCTACGACTACCTGTCAAAAATGGCTGTTGAGTCACTCGGCCAGATTCCAGAGGTAATTCTCTCTGACGGCACCAAGGTTGAAAAGCGTGCTGGCTCAGAACGCAAGAAATGGGACCATGAGGGTCTTGCGAAAAATGTTGCATCACGTCTGAACGACATGGCAATTGACATGGAAACTGGAGAGGTGGTCATGACCACACAGGACATGGTCACGAAGCTTCTTGATTATGCAGCTGTTTCCTACTGGAGAGTTAGAGAACTTTCAAAAATCGGCATTTCTGCAGATAACTTTTGTGAAGTAACAGAGTCAGAACCAAACATTATTGTAAGGAGAGCAAAATGAGCGCTATTTACCAAAATCTTTCAGAACCATTTCCAAACGAAATGCAGCGGACCCTTAATAAGGGTGGGGCAAGTCTCACCTATATTCCGGTCAGCGAAGTAATCAATCGAATGAACAAGGTCATTGGTGTTGAGAATTGGTCGTTCACTGTGACATCTTGGCAGCAACTGGGGACATCAATCGTTGCGCATGTAAGCGTAATTGCAACCATTAATGGTGTTGCTGTAACTCGAGACGGTGTCGGTGGGCAAAAAATCAAGCTGAACAAGCAAGGCGAGCCTGTTGACATCGGAGACGAAGTTAAGGGCGCTGTTTCGGACGCTTTGAAGAAAGCAGTTCAAACACTCGGAGTTGGCTTGTATCTTGCACGTAGCGAAGACGCAATTGAAATTGAGCAAGTAATGGAAGCAGAAGCACCTCAACCAATCAACGAAGAGGCAGCTAGCGCTTGGGATAATTTCATTGGAATCAGCAAGACTTTCACCAAAGAGCAGAAAACAAAACTCCGTGAAACATGGAACGAGTTCTCAAATTCATCTCCTGTTCCAACACGTGAAACTGTCTCCGTCAAAGATGCAATGTTCTTGCATGAATCAGCTGTAGCAATTGCTTTCAACGCAGAAGTAGCGTAGTAAGTGTCTAGCGCTGATGGTGGCAAGTTACCCGAATACCTATCGCCCTCTTCGGTTGGAACATATCGTCAATGTCCTTTGAAATACAAGCTTTCAAGGATTGACAAGATTGCTGAACCCCCAACACAGGAAACCCTTATGGGTAACTTTGTTCACGAGGTTCTTGAGAATCTTTATGCGTTTGAACAATCAGAGAGAACCGTTGCATTGGCTAAATCAATTGCAACAAACCTTTGGGCAAGCGGTCAGTGGGAAGAAGCCGTACGGCCGTACTTGAAAAATCTCAGTTTGAATGAGTTCAGGTGGAACAGTTGGTGGTGTATTGAGAATGCATTCATCATTGAGAATCCGCAGTCGTTTACTCCAGACGGAATTGAGTCTGAACTCAACGGCAAAATCGGCGGAGTGCAGATGCGTGGTTTTATTGACAGATGGCTCATTGACGGAGACACAATCACCATCTCTGACTACAAAACCGGAAAGACCCCTAGCCCCAAGTACATGGGCGACAAGTTTTTCCAGTTGACAATTTACTCATTGCTATTGGGTCAAGTTGTCACAGATAAATCATTCAAATTAGAATTGCTGTATCTGAAAGATGCGGTAAAAAAAACGCATGTTCCCACGGAGCATGATTTCACTGAAACAGAAGTCACTATTACAACCGTAAAGAAGGAGATTGACACATCATATGAAAGTGGAAACTGGGAAGCAATTCCATCTCGACTCTGCGACTGGTGTTCATACAAAAGAACTGTCTGCACTTATTGGAACAAGAAGAATGAACGATGAGGTTTTCGCGCAGCTTGTAGCTGAGGACGTAAAAAACAAAGTTTCAGATTCGCAACGTGATTACTTGATGTTGCCACAAAATAGAGAGCGTTGGAAGCGAGCTCTTCTTGCTCTTGCAGAGAATCTTGAGAACCAAATTGACAACATCAACTACGACAAGCAGCGAGATATTCAGCGTTATGTTGAGCTTGGTGACGAGGGCGTAAATCTTCTGGCAGAAGCTGTTTCTGCTTATGATATGCGCGCAAATAAAATCACGAGATTCAAGTTCCACGTTAATAAACGACTTGATTTTGTTGTCTCACTTGGAGAAAACGAGAGTGCGACCAGTCGCGTCCAGATGCTTGAGTCTGCAATCGCTGCATACCTTGAGGAACGCGGTGAAGACATTGACGACCTTGATGAGGCACTTGAGGTTGCTCTTAAGGAAAACAAGTTTGTTTTTGATGAACTTGAGTCAGAGTAATGCGGTATCGCTCTAAAAAGAAAGAGAAGGAATACCAGCTACGCCGCCCACTCGTCCAAAGACTCCTAGAAGAAAGACCATGGTGTGAGGCATGCGAAAAGTTTGCAAAGCATGACGAGCTATCTGTTTATAGAAAAAACAGAAGCCAAGACATACACGAAATAATTCGACGCTCTCAAGGTGGTTCAATACTTGATGAGGAAAATCTTATGGCCGTATGCAGAAAGTGTCATACGCGAATTGGAAACTATCCTCAACTTGCATTTGATTTGGGCTTAGCGAAGCACGGGTGGGAACGCTAAACATCACTTGCGTTTACAACACAGAAAATAATTCGGTTGTAGAATTAATATCCTTAGGACCGTTATAGGCGCGAGGGCCGGGTGCACAGGGCAACGTGCGGCACCCGGTTCTTGCGTCTCTTTTTTTATGTCTGCGCAAATATCTATTTACCTGAGTCAAGAATTTTGTGATGGTACTCTGAGGTTCTCTAGCCGTAGCCGTTTCTCAGAGAAAGAAAGGCGGGTGGTCCAAGGTCGAGTGATTCAAATCACGGCAAAATCTTTTGGGCGTCCTGCTTTGCCTAAAAGGGTGCACCCGCCAGGCTGCTAGAGGTCTGGCGGGTCTTTGCTGTACGGGTACTATTTTGCCGTGGCATTTGACCGGGTACTTGGACTAGACCTTTCTCTTACTTCAACTGGGTATTGCCACAATGGGGTTGCTGACGTTATTCAGGTTAAGACCAAAGGCGATGAGCGATTAAGGGACATAAGCTCGGCAATATATGCAATACGCAAGAGGTTAGATATTCAGCTGGTTGTTATTGAGGGCTACTCGTTTGCCTCAATGTTTTCTAGGGCTCATGCAATCGGCGAGCTTGGTGGGGTTGTGAGGCTTGATTTATTTAATTCACAAATTCCATACATTGTTATTCCGCCGACATGCCGAGCTAAGTTTGCTACAGGAAAAGGCAATTCTAAAAAAGCTGATGTAATGCACGCTATTACAGATAAGACCAATATTGATTGGCATGGAAAAGGTGGGGACGATAGGTGTGACGCATGGATTCTTGAAGAGATGGCGTTGACAAGACTTGGTCGCTCAAAGTACACTTGGGACAAGGAAAACCTTGATGCTTTGAAAAAAGTTGATTGGTCTATTTTGGAGGGAATTAAGTGACTAGGAATACACCAATTAGTCAGGTTGAGATTGAAGAAGAGATGCTTCGTCTTCTTGAAATGCTTGAGAAAGAAACGGAAGCTTTTGAGCAACTCTCAATTGATGCAGCGAAGAAAGATGCAATGTACAAGTCGGAATGGGCCAAACAGTACCTTTCGGCGAAGGGGCCAATTAGGGAGCGTGAATCTTGGTCTGACTACAAGTCCGAAGATTTGTTCATGGACACAAAACTTGCAGACGGATTGGTGAGAGCAAAAAGAGAAAAACTGCTTTCGCTTAGAACCAGCATTGATGCGCTGAGAACCCTGAATGCCAATGTTCGAGTTCAGGTGAGCTGATGAAGTCATCTGGATTCTCTTCTGTTAAATTCTCGGAACTATCTGTCGCTCCGTGGCGTGCAACCCATGTGCTCAAGCCAGACCTGAGATTGCTTGCAGATTCAATCCGCGAATACGGGATGGTGAGTCCAATAGTTGTTCAGAAAAAAACAATGCACATAATTGACGGGTTTCACCGATTTATTGTTTGCAACAACGATAAGAGTATTCAACGTTCTATGGGTGGAATTGTCCCAGTTGTGTTTTTTGATGTTGACAGCATTGACGCAATGGTTATGCACATCAGACTCAATAGAGCTAGAGGTCAGCTAGTGGCTAAACACATGTCAAGTGTTATTCGGGATATTGCGTTAAGCAAAAAATATTCCCTCAAAGAGATGGAAGAGTTGTTCAACATGAACATGATTGAACTTGACCTGATGCTTGATGGCTCGCTTTTAAAGACTAGGTCTGTCAAGGAGCATACGTACTCAAATGCTTGGGTTCCAATTGAGGCACCAGCTGGGACCGTTGACAGTGTTGTTCTTGAGAGGCCACCAAACGAAGACCGCTAATTTTTGGTCCATGATGGTGTAAAATCAAACAGAGATTGTACTTTGTGAGGTTTGTATGCCCATACCAAATAATTCAGTTGACACTGAACTTCCGTCGCCAACAAGAGACGAATTGACACCAGGTGGTCGCCCATCGTGGTGGAGACGCGCTACCGCTTACGGTCTGAATAGGCTTGCTGACGCGCTTGAAGGAAGCAGAAGAACACCGTCCGGTACTGGTCGTGCCCTAGCTAGAGAAGCTCGTAATCTTCGCCTAAGCCGCACCGCGTAATTGAGAGCAATCCAAAATGCTTGTATCCGTATCAGAGCTAACTACATATATGGATATCTCGCTGTCTCTGCGACAGAAGGACGCAGCCGAGCTGGTTCTTAGTGGCCTACAGAGTGAAATGGAGTCTTTTCTCCGTCGGCCGATTGAGTTAGACGAGTTCACTGAATCACATGTGCTTCCTTCATACTTTCAAGGCGTTCCAGCTACATCATTTTTTTACGACCAATCGCTGGATACGACCGGCAATGGATTGAATTACATTCAACCGTCAGTCGTTATCTCCCTTCGCAACACACCTGTTGTTTCAGTGAATAGCGTAAGCATAAGAAGTCTTGGTGATTCTGGAACATATTTAGCAGAAGCAATGAAGAGGGATGCAAACATCACTGGTGCATCACAGTCTGGGACAAGTGTCACATTTACATCTGCATCACATGGTTTCAAAATCGGACAAATAGTTACGGTTATAAATGTGAATCCATCGGTTTATGGCACAAGTGCAAAAATGATTACATCTGTATCTTTAAACACGTTCACTGTTGCGGACTACGATGCTGGTCTTGCTCCATATGTTTCTGGCGGTCAAGCAACTGCTACAGGAAATGATTACACCGTACAGCGTTACGGAATTGAAATTTACAGAGGATTCCCTAACGACGTTGTTGACATTACATACACTGGCGGGTTAGACGGCGAAGCAATATCAATGTTTAAATTGATGATTCTTCGAGCAGCCACTCGCGAAATGCAAAACATGCATGACGACGTTGTTGGTGTGAAAGATTTGAATCCACGTAACGTCGCTCCAATGGAAACAGGTTTCACTGAAAAAGAATTGCTTGCGTTACGAAGGTACAGACGCAGAAGAATATAGCCATGGCAGATATTTCAATCCGAACCACTGGCATCAATAAGGCTATTGCGCGCATGGCTGCAATTAACACTCGAGCACAAGCATTTAACCCAGTATTTATTAAGGCAAAAGCAGAACTAGCACTTGCTAATTCATCAAACTTTGCAAGCAATGGTCTCCTTGTTGGTGGATGGGCTCCACTTGATGCTGAATATGCTGCATGGAAAATGTCTCGCTTCCCCGGTGCTCCACCAATGGTGCGGACTGGAAGATTGTTTGCGAGTCTCGCTGGAGCAAATGCTTCTGCTTTCAGAATGACGAATACATCTATGTCTGTCGGAACAACTGTTGAATATGCAAAGTTCCATCAATACGGAACATCAAAGATGGCGAAACGTAAAATTGTTTTTGAACCACCTGGATTTGCAAAAAAAGTTGGAGCTGATGCTGGAGCATGGGTGGCAAGAGGGGAGCTCTTCTAATGGCTGCTGAACTAATGTACGGAGCGCATTTTGCTAAAAGCTTTGTTAATACGTACCTCCAGTCAGACATTCCACGCCGATTGATTCGGTACAGAAATGGTTGGTCGCTTGATGACATCACGCTTCCTA